TATTGCATTTGGAACATCTTTTACACCTATACTACCTGATCTTAAATCCCTTGCTAGATCTTGAAATGCACCATTTAAATTACCACCTAAAGGTATTAGCATGTTAGCAAAATCACTAATTGCACTAATACCTGTACCAGATACTAATAGTAATGCATCACCTAATGCTTCACCACTTTCAGGGAAAACCGCAATTAGTCCTGCAACTAAATCTTTTGCTACTGTATTCATTGTTGTAGCATTAGGAGTATTTAAGGAATTCGTAAATGCTATAAAGGACTTATTAGATTCCATTACACTTGCCGCTGTTTGCCTTAATGCATCTGTACTTTGTCCAAGTATGGCAGAGAATCCCCTTAAATTTTCTATACTTTGTTGAGTAAGTTGAGCTGTAATGCTTGTATCTATTTTGTCTTTGTTTAATGTACGAGCTCTAAATTCTTGATCTTGTAAGAATAGTTCAGTTGCTTCTTCTAAGGTTACACCTAAATCGGTACCACCTCGTGTAAGTTCTAAAAAACTTCTGCTAAGTTGTGCAAGGTTTGTTTGTCCCAACGTACTCATTGCCCTTGAATATGTTTCCAGTGATGCTACTGCTTGTTCTGTTGTCAAACCCATTCTATTTAATAATATAATATTTTGCTCTGTAGCATTATTTCCTGTGCCTAATTGATCTCCAAATGCCTGACCGGTATCAGTGAGTGTTCTTAAACTATTACCTAAATTAGAAAATGCACTTCCCACAATACCAACTGATGTACCAAATACTACTGCAATTCCTTTAATTGCACTAACAATTAAATCTCCAGCAAATCGTCCGCCCTTTGTGGCACCTCTGGCAAATTCTTCACCAATCTTTTGTTCGTACTTTTCTCTGTCTGCCTTTTGTTGGTTTAAAGATTTAATTAATTCTTCTTGCCTTTGTTTTGCGAGTCTTTCCGCCTCAGTCATCGTTTCGTTAAGATCTTCTAAACCCTTTTCATTGGACTCTTTGCTTTCTTTTTGGGTGTCCAGTGATTGTTTATACAGTTTGGCTAGATCTTTTAAACCTTTTGTGTTTTCAGTATCAGAATCAGATATCGCTGTTACAAGACCCTCCATGACATCTCTAACTGTTTTATCTAACACATAGGGAGGCAAATTGGCAGAATACGAACCCCCTGATCCATCTAGAGAATTAATCGATGCTGTAAAGTTCTGTCCTGATGCTTTGTCTACCATAAATTACCAACTTATATTATATGCGTATTTAACTGTGATAAATACTTGTAGTACAATACTACTCTAGTATATTTATCAGAGTAATTAACAGGAGTTTTAACTATGGCAAATCAAACAAGTAATCCGTTAGCAGGACACTTTAGAACGCCAAAATTATATACAGGATTACCAAGTGGCGGAGATTATTATTCAGATGATGTTTTAGATACATCTGTTGAAGAACATGCAGTCCTTCCAATGACAGCAAAAGACGAATTGATTATGAAAAATCCAGACGCACTTTTAAACGGTGATGCTGTGATACAAGTAATAGAAAGTTGTGTTCCAAGCATTAAAAATGCAATGGCACTCTTTAGCAACGATGTAGATGCTCTATTGGTTGCAATACAAGGGGCAACCTTTGGAGATGATATTGAGGTCCAAGCAGTATGTGATAAATGTGAAGAACAAATTACAACTGTATTGAGTGTTGAGGGTGTTTTAACCACAATGACTAATTTAAAAGAAACTTATCAGTTCACAACTGAATCAGGATTATTGATTAGTGTACAACCTTTTAGTTATAAATCTGCTGTAAAGGCAGGTATTGCTAATTTTAGAACTTCTAGAAGTTTACAGTCAATTGCAGACATTCCAGACGAAGTAGATAGAATTCGTGCCTTTAACGATAACTTTGTGGAATTAGCAAGTTTAAACTTTGAGCTCATGGTTGATAGTGTTAAAGATGTAACTATTAAAGAAGGCAAAGATACTATAGTTGTTTCAGATAAAAAACAAATTAAAGAATTTTTAGAAAACTGTGATAGAGCAGTTGGAAGTGAAATACAAACATTTATAGAAGAAATTTCTAATGTTGGTATTAACAAAAGAATGGAAGTAGGGTGTGAGAAAGAAGAATGTGGAGGCTCACCAGAAGAACCATACATATTTGAATCTGAGGTAAACTTTAATCCTGTAAATTTTTTCACCGCTTCCTAGCTCAATCAGAGCCAGAAGAGATTGTGGCATATCTTGGGAGGCTGAAAAAAGAAACAGACGCCCTAGAAAAAAATATTTGTGAACTTGTGATTTATAGCGGAGGCTCAATTGCATGGAACGATGTTTGGTATATGTCAACTCCTCAAAGAACCTTATTAGGTAAAACACTAGAAAATATGCTTAAACAAAAAGCAGGTAAAACTGTAACAGATGATCTCTAATGTCTTGGTTATATAATAACAAAGAAATTACAGAACTTCCAGAGGAATGCGAAGCCTTCGTATATATTATTACTAACCTAACAAACAACAGAAAGTATGTTGGTAAAAAGTTAGCAAAATTTAAAACAACTAAACCACCATTAAAGGGCAGAAAAAATAAACGCCGTGGCACAAAAGAAAGCGACTGGAAAACATACTGGGGGAGTAACGATCATTTAAAAGCAGATGTGATAGAATTAGGAGAAGACTCTTTTACAAGAGAAATATTACACTTTTGTCCTAGTAGAGGTGTTGCAAGTTATTTAGAAGCACAAGAACAATTTGAAAGAAAGGTATTACTTACTGACGATTATTATAACGGAATAATCAATGTAAGGGTAGGCGGTTCAGAAATCCTTAAGGAAGCATTAAGAAGTTGATAACTATTTGCTGATAAGAACACATCATGGCACATCACAGACGTTAAGTCAAACAAGGCACACATAGGACTATACACCGGCTCTACCGAGGCATTGAATATCGGGCTCTTTGACAATCCGGCAATGGAAACACCCGGTGCGAGATTCTGGAGATGTATAGCGGCAAAGATACAAACACACGTTAAACAGTATTAAAAGGATGTAGGCAATGAGAAAAAGCAACCTACAAGTTATGTAACTAAACTTACTAAGGTTATGTGGCTTCCGTGAGATTCGTGACGGTAGTGTATGGGGACAGAAGGCTCACCGGTTCCTAATAGCACCCGAAGTTAAGAAGGCGATGACATCACATGATGACACCTTTCTCACCTTTTATAGGTGAGTTATGGCTCCAACATACATGATAACGGTCTTTAAAAAACTTTCAAACAAATGAATGAGTTGAGTGAAACGAAACGATTGAATGTAGTTTGAAAAGGTCCGTAGGACCTAAACTGTTTGTAAGTGTTCTTTAATATGTTTGCAGTTGCCTCTAAAAGTATATCCAGGACAACTACATTTATTATCAGTAATGGTATAAGTTTTACCGCTAGAACTTTTTATAACAACCACATCTTCCTCAAATTTTTCAGGACGTTCACCTATCTTAGTAAACTTCCTTCTGGACTTTGAGAATTGTTTAATTGGGGTCTTAAAAACAGTATCGTTATGTTGCACTAAATAGCCTGCACTATTAATATGATACACGCCATTTGCAACAGGATATTTACCCCAATCAGTTATTTCTTGTAATATCTCTATCATTGGGATAAAAGAAAAATCAAGTAAACCATTAGAACACCTATAGCATTAAGTGTTGCAAAATTACTTCTTTGCACAACATTTACCTGAGGGAAAGTCCACTTAGGTAATCTCATGTAAGATATGATCCAAACAAATAATGCTATGAATAATACAGTAGAAGTCATTAAGCAACCTCTATCATTGAAAGTGGTACATTGTAACTGCTACCCAGCATATCAACAACACAACGTTTGATGTTTACTTTCTTAATAACACCAGGCGTTCTTTTTGTTTTCTGCACAACATAAACATTGTCACCAACATTTAATGTGGCTTTAGTTTGTGTTTCCATTACAGTTCTTGTATAACTGATAAGTGATTGCAACTCAGATGTAGTAAAATTACCTCTAAGAATTTCTTGTTTTATTTCATTTAATGACATATTAACTCCCTTAGTTTTATTTAATATGCTATTAGTATAGCACAAAAGCACAATATGTCAACCGTTTTTATGTTCTAAAAGGTTAATTTATATATTCTGTATCGGTGTTATATGCTGTAAATCCGCCTTCTTTGACAACAGTTAATACATTATTAACACGTCCTACTAGTTCTTCTTTGTGTGAGATAAGCATAATATTTTTACCTTGTTCTCTATGCATTTTCTTTAAAATACCCAATGCATTTTCAACACCCATGCTATCCATTCCACTATCAATAAGTTCATCTACACACATAAGATTCATTGGCCTATTTAAACTTTCATACATATCTCTAAATGCCCAACTTAATCCTAGTATAAGTCTATTACGTTCTCCCCTACTTAAATTATCAAAGTCTAAATCTCTGCCATATTCTGTAATTTCCACACCTAAATCACTTGCAAATTTCACATCATGTGGTAATCCTAACTTATCTAAATAATATGCAAGTCTATGATTCAGATATGCAATATTTTGATCTATAATTTTTTTACGAATAAAACTGTCTTTGCTTGTTAAAAGTTTATGTAGGAAGTCTTGATGTTCCTGCAAAAATGTAAGTTCGTTCATTTTATCAAAATTAACTTCTTGTATTCCTGTTTTTTGTAACGAATCTATTTGGTCTGTATATGGGTTTTCTTCTAAGGCTTTTTCCTCTAATTGGGTTTTCATAGTTTCAACATTATGTTTATGTTGTAACGCCTTTTCTAATGTATTGTAAAATACAACCGGATCTTCTTCTATATTTTCGAAGTCACTTAGACCTTCATTTATTTCGCTATTCCTTTCTTCTAGTTCAGAAAAGTATATTTCCTCTTTGTCTATATCATCTATAAGATCTTTAGTGTACTGTTCATGTGTATCTAAATGGGCAGTTTCTTGTTCACATGTTGGACATATTCCTGCTTTTGCACTCTCCAAAGATGATTTTAAATTTTCTAGTTTCTCTGTACTTCTTTTTAAACTGGTTGCAATACGTTTTTCTTCTGACGTTAATACTTGTAAATTTGTACGTTGTTCTTTAAGGTCACTGAGTAGTTTATGATTGTCTAACTCTTTGTCAATATCAATAGTTTCCAGGGCAACTATTTCTTCTCCCAAAGATATAATTTTATCTTCCTTATTCTTTTCCCATGCTCTACTTCTGCTTTCTATTTCTTGTATATTCTTTTCTATACGCTCATTGCTGGTATTAATCGCATTAATAGTAATTTCTTCTTCCTTAATTGCTTCTTTTGTAAACTTCATTCTTTCTTTAAGTATTTCTGCTTTTAAACTAAGTTCAGTAATACCTAATAGTTGTTCGATCATATCTCTTTGATCGTTTGCCCTCATACTAAGAAAAGGTTCTGTGTATGTGTTCAATGCAATTAAATGTTTGAACATATTGTGAGGGAAACCAATAATTTTTTCTATCTCTTTTTGTGTTTCCCTACTGTCGCCTTGTTGTTCTTCTGTAAATGCATCTTCTCCGTTTACAAGTAGTCTTAACACATTAGGACGTCTTCCACGTTCTATTCTATATGCACGTCCTTCTATTTCAAACTCAACAGTAACAATCATACCTTTACCGTTTGTTTTGTTTATGAGATTGTCTTTACGAATGTTTGTTAAGGCGTCTCCATATAATGCGTAACTTAATGCATTTATTATAGTAGTTTTACCAGTACCATTTCTGCTACCATCTCCACCCATATCTAAGTTGTGACCTAGTACAAGTGTAAGTTGACAGTTGTCAAAATTAACTGCCTGTGTGTTGTTGCCAACACTCATAAAGTTTTTTGCTGATACGTTTTTAATTTTTAACATTATTCGGTGTCTATGCTGTTATAAATATCAACCAATGTTTCTTTATCGATTGTATTTGATTCTATTGTGTCTAATTGTGCAAGTACAATTTGATTTACACTTTCAAACAGTACTTCTCCTCCTTCAAACTCTTCCTCTTCTTTTACAGGAATAAGTTGAAGTTCTCTTACATTATATTGTTCAGCAAACTTCTCTCTAATAAAGTTTGCTTCTTCGTAACTGATGCTGATATCAAGTTTTACTCTAGCATAAGTGTATTCATCCAATAAGTTTTGGTGATCATCTAATAATTCTTTTAAAGAAAATACTCTGTATTTTGGACATTCTGTCCAATTAACATATTGTGGTTCTTCTCCCCATGTTAAGAACATAGCACCACGTTCGTCATCTCTAACATCTGCGTAATTGTGTGGAAACGCATTTCCTATATAATGAATATTATTTTTGTATTGTCGTTTATGGAAATGTCCACTAAACACATATTCAGGTCCACTTAACATCTTATCATTAATGCCACCGTGATCAGGCATTTCTACCATTGCATTCATTTTAAAATATGGTAGTTCAAAGTGTCCAAACATATATTTGCATTTCATTTTGGAAACTGTTTTGTAATCATCTCCAACAAGCCATGGAATAATTGCAACATCGTCTTGCTCAAACATATCGTCAACCATTACAAAATTTGATAGGTCACGAGCATATTCTATACTATTCATATCTCGTTTATCTTTATAATAAAGATCGTGATTACCAGTTATAAAGTAAACAGTTTCAAATGCATCATTAAGTTTTTTAAGATCTTTAATTGAAGCATTCATTGTTGCAACACTAATACTTGCTCTATGGTGACTCCAGTCACCTAGAAATATACAAGTTTCTGCATTTCTGGCTTTTGCTTCTGCTATAAACCAGTCCACATATCTGTGGCAGTCTTCTAAATGTAAGCGACTGTTTTGCTTTAATCCGTAATGTATATCCGTAAAGCAGGCCGCTGTCTTAAACAGTTGAGCCATAATTAATCGTTTATATCACTTTGTGCAGATGTCTCTGCCGCTTCACGAATTTGTCTCATTTCTTCTTCGTGTTTTATTTGTCTGCCATAACTAGGTAAATGACCTTGTTCTATTAAAATGTCATCTCTAATCATTTGGTTTCGTTTCTCTAAATTTAAAATTCTAGTAAAACTGTTATTAACTGCCGCAGTATAATATGCAAACGGGTTATCAGATTTTGCTTCATTAAACTGTAGGCCTATTTGGCTAAGTTGAACCAATGCTTGTCCACGCATTTCGTCTACATAAGTATAACCTCTCCAGTTTGCTCTGTGACTGTATCTTTCAACTAGTTTTAAAAACATTGTGCCTAACTTGTTAGTGATCTTACCATGGTCAACACTAAAGTGACCATTGCTTAAACTTCCCTGCCAGTGACTTCTTGCAACTTCAGTTACTTCACCATTTACATAAGCATAATGTTTAAAAGAAGGAAAGTTTACTTTTGCCTTAGTTTCTGCTTCATTTTTAGGAATTCTTTTCCTTCCTGGTTCATCTGGAATATGCTCCATGGTCATTACACGGAATACTAATTCTTCCTGTGGAATGCTTTTTGGGTCAACTGCAAACTCTTTCTGTTTTGGTTTATTTTTATAATCCTTAGGATCATGTTCAGCCATTGCGGCCTGATAACCAATCGACTGCATTAAAGAAGCACGATTTTCTCTTGCTAATTTAATACTGTTTCTATTAATTTTATCCACATCTTGCAAAATAACATCATAGTTTGCATACATTTCATCTGTAACATAACAGTATGTCATTTTACTTTTATGGATTTCTTTTAGGATATCTTTATTATTAAGATAATTTACTTTTTTAGGCTGTGCCATTAACTCTCCTCAAAATTATAATTCATTTATATTGTTAGTATTATACACAACTATTGCGTATTGTCAATGTATATTTAGCCACTTTTATTAATTAACAATAGTTTTAATGAATGTGATAAATATATACACAGGAGATTAATATGTCGTTCTTTCAAAAGAGTGTAAACAGTTTTTTAAATAACAAAATTAGTGAAAAAGTATCGGGGTTAGATCCTAGGGTACAATCTATATTTTGGAATTTAATGGGTAAAGAAGGGTTTGGTCCTTACGACACTGGAACCAGTAAAGTTCATGTAGAAGAAAGAATTAAAAAGGCACAAGAACTGGCGGCGGCAACATCAGCCTCTGGACAAATACAAATAAATGATAGTGGCTCAGAAACAAACGGTGACATTTCAAACTTTGATTGGCGAGCAAGACTTCGTCCTAAAAATGGTGGGATGAATCAAGTATACGGTATGTCTGGCGAGGACGGAGATTCTAAAAGTTCTTTACTAGCACCACTTAAAGCAACAGGTGGTTTGGTTTGGCAAGTTACACCACAGATATTTTTATCAGGTGTTGCAAACTATAACGCACAACAACTGCATGGTTCTAACTATCCTATATATACATATATGAATAGTACTCCTCCTTCACTGCCTGTACAGGCAGATTTTTATGCTAATGATATGTTTGATGGCCATTACTTATTAGCAATGATGCATTTTTTAAAGACAGCAACAAAGAGTTATTTTGGTGAGAAGTCGGTTGTCCAACAAACTTATGGTACACCTCCTCCCACATTGATATTTGAATATTTAGGAGAACACGGATTTAACAAAGTACCAGTTATTATTAACGACTACTCTATACAGTTACCTGAAGATTGTGATTATGTTCCAGTTGTTACAAATGTTGGCGGTGGTGAAGGAACAGAAACAACTTATGTGCCTACAAGAATGAACGTTATGGTAAACTTAACACCTAACTATACACCTAAGAAAACAAGAAAGAAATTTGACTTGGATAATTTAAGATCTGGAAAGGGATATAAAGGAGGATTTGTTTAATGGCTAGATATAACAAGCAGTCCTTTATAACAACAAGCCAATTAATAGGAAACAAGTTTTTAGATGTAAATACTATCCCTAATATTCCCACATCAATTTACGATGAAGATTTTGTAATTACACAAGAGTTTGATCAAAGGCCAGATTTACTTGCATACAAATTATATGAATCATCCAGATTATGGTGGGTATTTTCTATGAGAAATTTAGATAAATTAAAAGACCCAATCAGAGACTTTAAAGCAGGAACTAAAATTAAATTGCCTTCATCGGATTCTATTAAAGATATATTTTCGAGGTAATTTATGTCTTCAGTAAACGAAAATCAAGCAGGTGACAAAGATTACGGCATTTATAAAAGTGACGTGCCAAACAGTGAATATAGAATTAAATCACATTGGGGTAAAGAATTTTTTGACGATTTCAGTCTCTACGGAGAAGCAGGTCCATCCTTTGAAGATATAGAAAGACGAATAGAAGCATATAGTAATCAAACAACTGATCAATTTAGTCAAGAGGAACTTGACGACTTAAACCATTTCAGAGCCATGGCCGGCTTAGCAGAATTGGACAATCACAAGGACGACAAACAAAATAATGAAACTATAAATGATCAAAAAAATGTGTACTCTAAATTCCTAAGAAATCAAGTACGAGGAAATATATTAGATGGTTACTATACTCCACAGTATGTTTTTACCTTGTATATGTTAAAAAGAAATAAATTAGCCGAATATCAACAACAGACTGGATCAAGGGACGGCGCAGGTAAAGATACAGGTGACTCCGACGAAGCAAGAGAAGATACACCTAATGAAAGCACGTTTGTAAAAAACAGAACACTTATAAAACCTAATCCTCAAGATTATGTAATAATAGCACAAACTGGCACTACTGATATAGGAATAGACGACGTTACTATACAAACATTTAATGGTCTAGACTCTGACGTTATACCATTAAAAATAGACTTTAAACTTACAGAGCCCGGATCTATATCTCTTTTAGATAGAATAGCAGAAGCGAAGCGATATTGCGGATACAACAAACCAATATCAACTATACCTGGATTATTTTTACAATTGGAATTTGCTGGGTATCCAGATGCATCCGCACATGACGGTGTTCCAATCGATTCTGAAGTAGATGGCAAGCCTGAAAGAATACCTCTTGGATTTCCTTCAGATGCAGAAGGAAATGCATCCAAGGTTCCTACAGAAATGTATTTTGAATTAGGCGGTGTAACATATGATATGGAAATAAATGCAGAAGGAGCCACTTATAATTTTAGTGCATATAGACAAAAAACAGGCGGTAGAGATAGATTACATACAAGGACAGCTCACACCATAAAGGGCAGAAACTTATCAGAACTGTTAGGTGGGCTACATCCGGTACAACCAGGCAGTTCTAAAGATAACACGCCTGATAACGCACAAGATCCTGATTCCGGGTCTGCAGGAGATGAAGTTACTGACTCTGGTAGTGATGCAACAGCACCAGCCGAGGAATGGTATGGATTGGAATATGCCTTTAATAAAGATTTTGAAGATTTAAGCGACGATATTGACAAAAAGACAGACGAAGAGTTTAAATTATTTTTAGACGGATTTATATCAAATTATGCTGTTAAAGAAGGCGATCCGGTTAAAATGACGTCAGATACAATTTCTGATGCATTATTAAAAGATTTTACTTTATTAGAAACATTTGCAAAATCAGGATCAATTACAAAAGAAGTTGATGGAGAATTAGTGTTGAATTGGCAAGCCAATACAGTACAGCAGTCAGTTGAAGATGATGCCAGAAGGGGGCCAAAAATTATTGAGTATGACGTTAGTAGAGAAATAAACGACAGTATTAGTGTTAATGGTGCTAGGGGCGACATAACAATTACTGAAGAAGTAGAAAAAACTATTGATGGTAAAGCCGTTTATTCAGACCCTCTAATTTCAATTACAATTCCTCCTTCTACTCATATCAAAGACTGTATATACTTGGTTTTATCTCTCAGTGAAGATTTTGTTAATAGAGCAATTAGAGTTAAACCTGGTGGTTATGGCAAGGAAGATGTTAAAACTGTTGATAGTGCATACTCAAGATGGCTTACGTTAGATACAGATCACTATGTAGATTTCTCAGATCAAAGTTGGGACGAGAAAAAAGGTTCTTACGATGAATACTTCCACGTAAGACCAGTATTATCTTATACTAGTAATCCAAATATGATTGTATTTGAAGAAGAATATGAGAAAATTAAAAATCCAACATTAAAAGAAATTTCAACACTATTAGATTCAATGTCCATACAAAAAGAATACTACTATAGTTATACAGGACTTAACACACAAATATTAGATTTATCCTTAACATTTGATGAGGCGTATGCATTAAATATACCAGCATTCGGATTTGGAGACTATGCACAACAGTCTGGTGTAGCCACAGCATCTGCATTAAAAGAAGAAGAAAATGCACAAAACACTAATGACAGTGAAGGTGTAAACGATATCATTAATAAAGATAAAAAAGCAGGTGGTATTTTTGAGACTCTTAAAGGACTCAGTGATGTAGAATTTGAAAAATTTGCAGAATTTGCCGGATACTCTTCAGAAGACATTTCTAGATTAGTGCAAGAAAAAAATTATGTAAATGAATTTGGAAGTGTAAGGGGAACAACTAATATAGAAGACCAAGAATACCTAAAAGAATTTGCCAGTGGTTTGGCTATGGATGATATAGGAGACGCAGTATTATCTGGATATACTAGAACCACAGCAAACAGTGAAGACCCGGTACCAACAGAAACCACAGAGTTAATAGCAGATTTAAGTAATGATTTAACTGTAGTTTCACCCTACATATATGCCTCAGCATTAGTTATGGGACTAGAAGGAAATGACATGGCGGCGGAATTTTACAAATCCCTTGATAATGAGCAACTTGGAGAGGAATTTCAAAATGTAATTAAGCCTAAATTAGAAACAGTTGAAGTATCTAATATTGTTGAATCCGCACCGGAAGAAAGAAACTCCATTAGGTCAACAACAATGAGTCATTTAATGAGACAATATACAAATGCGGCGTCTCTACAAATGATGGATCTGTCTGTTAGGGGAGACCCTTATTGGTTAGGTAACGATGTGTTTTATGACATTAATAAAGAAAGCGACGGACAGCCTGATTTTACAAAAAAGACACAGGACATTTTCTTTGTAATGGAAGCACCTAGAAAACTAGATTTTGATATAGAGGACGAAGATAATAATACCGGTTTATTTGATTATGGCAGTATAAATTACACACTAAGTGGGGTTTATCTGGTGTATAGATGTACATCCAATTTCAGCGGAGGATTGTTTACACAAGAGTTAAATATGGCACAGAACAAATTATATGAATTTTCTAAAATAGAAACTATTAAAAAAACTGGAACACAGAATCTTGAAGATATAGAAAATTATAAAGCACAAAAGGCATGGAACGAAAGTAATGCAGAAAAATATAAAGCACTAGAAGAACAACGCTCAGGGACACCAACAGAGTAAAGTAAAATGGCACAAACATATACAAGAGACCAAACTCCAACAGACGGAATTTATTTCGGTGAAGTTGTATCTGCACAAGACCCAGATATGAACGGTAGACTTAAAGTATATATTCCAGCACTACATAAAAGAAGAAAAACTCCTAAAGGTTCCAATGATAAAGAAATGGCAACATTTAATTGTATCTGGACCTCTCCATTTGCAGGTGGTACAAACTATGCAAATGAAAATGTAAATATGAAAGATGACTACAGAGGGTCTGGAAAATCTTATGGTATGTGGATGGTTCCGCCTGATGCAGGAACACAGGTTGTGGTAGCATTTGGACAAGGAAATTTAAAATACGGAGTTATAGTAAGTTGTTTATTTCCTGAAGACCGTGCATATATGGTGCCGGGTGCGGCGGGTTCTCCTTTTAATTATTCTAAACTAGGGTATAAATTACCAGTAAGTGAAAAGAATAAATTTGATAATGAAAATCCTGGTAAAGGAACAAACGTATTAAGGCCGGCACACTTAGATCATGCAAAACCTATTTACGAACAAGGATTATTAGGAGACAACATAAGAGGAGCATCTTCAAGTACCTCTAGAAGAGAATCTCCTAGTAGTGTGTTTGGAATAATAACACCGGGTAATATAAAACCACCCACAGGCGACGGTCCATCATTGCCTGGCAATAGAGGTGCAGGACACCAATTTGTAATGGACGACGGTGATAAAAACGGTGCCAGCAAAAATATAAGATTAAGAACAGGTGGTGGTAATCAAATTCTACTAGATGATAATGAAGGAATAATTTACTTTATTAACAAGAACGGTAAAGCCTGGATGGAATTAGATCAAGCAGGCGGAATAACAATATTTGGAGAAGGATCAGTAGATATTCGTTCTAAAGGAAATTTTAATTTAAGAGCAGACAGAAATGTAAATATAGAAGCCGGTGGTGATGTAAATATCAAAGCCGCAGGAGACACAGCAACTGGCGATGGTGATCAGTATGTTGGCTTACAGCCTATTCCCGGTCTTCCATCATTAGGTTATGGTGGTAACTTAAGATTTGAAAGTGTTGCACAAACATCTATATACTCTGGGCAGAGTGCCCAACTTACATCAGTAGGAGGAGATGTTGATATAAGTGCCGCAGGTAGATCAGCAATTACAGGTGGAACAACAGGCGTAGATATATTTGCAGGTGCAGGTGGGATAAAAATGATGTCTGCATTAGGTGGTATACATTTAAATTCTTCACTAGGAATAAATTTAACTAGTACGGCACCTATTAGTTTGGCAGGACTTCCAGTCTTACTAAATTCTCCTGGGGGCATACCAGGCATGCCGGCATTACCAGCCGTATCAGGTAGTGCGATATCAACAAACAAACATGACGACTGGTCTAGTAAAAATCCTGATTTTGGAGATGTAGACAATTTAATGCCAGACACTACAACAGAAAATGCCTCAGGTAGAAAAAAAGGTCCTACTGTTAAGTCTATAGTAACAACTATGCCTACAGCAGAACCTTACTTGAATCATTTTAAATCTGATGCAATGGCCCACCAACAATCTTCTATGACAGAAGAAGATTATGATGATGAATTAGGACCTAACGATGCTGATTCACCAGACGGATATTTGGGAGGTTAAGATGACAGAAAAGAAAGGACATAATCCAACACCTGTACAAAGTTTTAGTGACGGTCTTGATGCAAGAACTAAAAAAATAGAAGAAACTTCCAAAGCATTTACCGAGGCAGTTGGTGCCGTTTCAGGTGCAAGGGTAGCCGCAGAAAGGGAAAAATTACTAGGCAAATTAAAAGGTATTGGAAATAGTTTACTTGGACCTATTAAAGACAAAATTAGTAATTTTAGTGATCCGGTATTTAAGCAGATAGAAGAAATACAAAGTTATATGGATGTACAAACATTACTACTTAAAGTATTGCCCCCAATAAGAGTAATGATGACCAATGCATTTGGTGATAAAACTATTGGACCTTCTAAAATATTAAAAGAAGCACAGGCGATGATTAAACAAGTGCAATTAGATATTAATAATTTAGAAACTTTAGTAGATGATGTAAAGGCTTTACCTGCACAAATGAATGCTTTAGCCAATGCCACAATTAACGACATCTATGCATCTGCAGGATTAGTAGGCGGTTCAATGGCAGACTTTTCTAATCTTGCAAATTCTTTACAAAACGAATTTACATTGGGTTCATTAAATGATTTAATTAAAAGCACACCCGGAGCGGCAGTAGGAGAAAGTGGTAGCGGAGACGGTATTACAAACAGAGACTTATTTGTAAAAGTTGTTGCCGGATTAAAAGAAAAAGGAATTACACCAATTATAGATGGACCGTCTATTATACTTGTAGACGATCAGGGAAATAAGGTTATAGATTTTAATAATGGCATAGGTCCTATAGGAATAAATCTTACAGCAATGTCTCTGTCAAAAGAATCGGAAAACAGTATACATGCTCTTGTAAAAGTCCCTATTAGCGACTTTCAATTTGTTGCTCTTGTAAGTTTTGTAAATCATATTGGACCTGTAAACTTTGCAGGTAGTTCTGTATTAAGACAATTAAATCAAGAGAACTATCACAGAGTACCAGAAATGATAATGAAATGGAGATCAGGTGCTTTGTCGCCTAATGCAAGTGCTGTAGTTAAACAGGACTATGTAGATAGAAGACTTTTTGAAGCGGAGTTATTCACTACACCAGACTGGGTAAACTTTGATTACAAACCTGGAGAGGGTGCTTCGTTAACATGGCCACAACTTACAACAGAATTAAAGGAAGCCAAGAAAGCCGCAATAGAAGAATTAACAAATAAAGGTATTGACCCAAGTACTGGCGAGCAATATTTAGAAGGTAAACCAGTGAAGAAGGACGACCCCACTGCTTTATACAATCCTAAAGGTTAACTACTTTTTTAGTTCTTTTTTAAGATCTGCATTTTCAACTAATAATCTATACTTTTGTTCTTGCTCGTCAGCAACTGCTTTTTCTAGCAAATCAATATGAGCTCTCAAACTATGATTTTCGTTGTTCTTCTCAACCAACATAATCCTTAGTTCTTCTTCTAAAGTATTATTAAGTGTTTTTGTGTCAGACATATTATTTCTCAATTATTTTTTCTAAAATATTAGTTACATTGTTATTTAACAAAACACCACTGTGACCTGCATGTATGGTAACATTTTCAGTGTTTTTAAATTTAGGTGGAGTTGCTAATTGACTGTCAACAGATATCATACCGTCGTTTGCTTTGCCCCCTAATCCAGCCAAAGGATTTGAACCACTTGTACAAACAATATTTGTATGCAATCCATTGTAAGACTTTTCTTGCAATAATGCTAGTACTTCTGCACCTGGTTTTGTATTTTCAAATACTTTTCTATTTCTAAAAATCATACCTAAAATTCTTGCTACAGGTGTTCCCTGCCAAGGTGTTGCTATTGTTACCAAATGTTCTACATTTTTTGGATACACACTTGCATACCAACTTGCTAATAATCCACCAAAACTATGCCCTACAAGTATTATTTTCTGCTTGCCGAACTCACGTTGCTTACGCATTCTTACCAATTCAACCAAATCGTAAGGGTCATCCTCCATATCATAGGCAGGACTTATAAAATTATGCTCAGGTAACTTTAAAGTGTAGTAATTAAAGTTATCTGGGTCTGCATTAGCACCATGTAGGTAGATTATGTTTTTCATCTTTGTATTATACAGTCTAAATCTTCTAAAGTCAACTACTAATTAAAACTAGTTATAATGTTTTTGATAAATACATGTATGGCAATATTTAAAGGATTTAGTACGATAGATAAGGTTAGAGCACCATATACTTTAACCGATATAGATCTAGTTAAAAGAGATCTACTCAACCATTTTTACACTAAAAAAGGTGAGCGACTAATGAAACCAAACTTTGGCTCTATTATATGGGATTTACTTATGGAACCAGAAGACACGGTAACAGAAGAAGAAATTAAAGACGATATAAGAAGAATTATTGATACTGATCCTAGAGTAACACTTAAAGATATCACATTATATATGATGGACCATACAATAAGAGCGGACGTTGCCTTAAAATTTAATCCGGGTTCAGAAGAAGACGTGTTATATTTAGAATTTATAAATGAATCAGAGGGTTTTGAATAATGGCATTATCACAAAGACAAACTAACTTATTTGCCGCAGAAGATTGGAAAATTGCCTATAAGGCATTTAATAATGTAGACTTTACATCATACGATTTCGATACATTGCGACTTGCAATGGTAAATTACATACGAACTAATTTTCCAGAAAACTTTAATGATTATATTGAAAGTTCTGAATTTATTGCAATTATAGAATTACTTGCATTCCTTTCTCAAGCATTAGCATTTAGAATGGACCTTAACAGTAGAGAAAACTTTTTAGAAACTGCTGAAAGAAGAGAAAGTGTCTTTAAACTTGCGAGGATGTTGGGATATAACCCAAGAAGAAATACTCCAGCAAGTGGATTAGTAAAAATTACGTCTATTAAAACAACGGAACCTTTAGTAGATAGTTTAGGTGCTAACTTATCTAACAAACAAGTATTCTGGAATGACGTAAACAATCCAGAGTCATATGAACAGTTTATTACAATATTAAATAGTGCATTTAGTAATACAAATAGATTTACTTCGCCAATTAAGAAGGGAGTAGTTGGAGGTATAACTACAGAACTATATAGAATTACAAAACAAATTAGTGCTTCACAAACCTTCCCCTATACACTAAATGTAAATGGCGTAAGTAGGAATTTTGAAATTGTAGATGGTGATTTTTTAAATGGAAAATATTTTTACGAAAGACATCCAGACCCTTTAAACAATTTAGGATTGTTTTATAGAAATGACGGCAAAGGACTTAATAGTAGTAACAGTGGTTTCTTTATGATGTTCAAACAGGGTACATTATCCTTTTCAGATTTTAATTTTAATACACCTATTCCAAATAGAGTAGCAGACCTTACTTCCTCAAACATAAATGAAACAGATGTTTGGGTGCAGGAAATTAATACATCGGGTGCTGTAATTAGTAAGTGGATTAAAATACCTAATACAGTAGGACAAACATTAAACTATAATAGCCAAGCATTTGGAACAAGAAATCTTTACGCAACAGAAAATTTAGATAACGATGGTGTAAGATTAAAGTTCCCTGACGGAAACTTTGGTAATATGCCTAACGGAATTTACAGAACATGGTATAGAACTAGTGACGGTGTAAGTTATTCTCTACAACCTGACGATGCAAGAAATATTTCTATTAATGTTCCGTATGAAAACAGAAACGGTTCCGCTTATACAATGACTATAACAATGGCATTACAAAATGCTGTAAACAATAGTTTACCAACAGAATCATTAGAAAGTATTAAGCAAAGAGCACCACAAACTTATTTCACTCAAAACAGAATGATAAGTTCTCAGGATTATAACGTTTTTCCTTTTGCAAAGAGCAGTAACATACAAAAATTATCAGCAGTAAATAGAACACATGCTGGACATAGTAGGTATATAGATATAAATGATCCAACAGGAACATTACAGAACATAGATTTGTTTGCAGATGATGGTTTCCTTTACAAAATGGATAAAACTACTAATGTAAGTACAATTATAAGTGGAAATAATACAGCAAATAATGTTGTAGAGAATATTTTACCTTTATATTTTAAAAATCAAAATCTTAATAACTATGTTTACGACTCTTTCAGAGATAAATGGAAAAAATACAAAACTAATAGTTTTGATATAGAGAGTTTAGGTGTTAAATGGAACCCTCTACCCGTAAAACTAACAGGAACAACAGGTTACTTTACAGAAACATCAAGTGCAGGAGCGGCCGGTACAGAAAAGGTATTAACAAATACATTTGTATCATTTAAACAGTTCCAAGAAAACAATTTCCTTAAATTAGTAAACCCAAGTGATATGACTGAGTATAAATGGGTTAGAATTACTAAAGAATCCAATGCAGGGTTACTATCTTCTGGACTTAGTACATCAACAGGTCCATGGACACTTAGTTCCTCTATTCCTACAGGATGGAGAGTAACAGAAGTTATTGTGACACTAAGAAAAAAACTACAGGGATCAGAATTACCAGACGTTCAGTCACAAATGGAGAACAAAAAAACATTTGGTATAGGATTTGCACCAACAAACATAACAGACGGCCTTTTAGCAGACCAATGGTATGTAATTGAAAATGCAAACCTTGATAAAACTGGTAAATTTGATGTAAGTAATGCAGGAAGTAAAAACAATACTCCAAATGATGCTAGTTGGTTAATATTATTTGAATACGAAGCAGTAGATTTAAATTCTTACAGATACAATGTGACTATTCGTGGAGAACAATACGTTTTTAATAGTAAAGAAGATATTAAATTTTACAATGTTAAAAATATTAAAGTTTTAGATAGTGATAACAAAGCAAATACAGATAAGATATCAATTACAACATTTAATAACCAACCTGGTAGTTCAGAAACATTTAGATGGTACCTAGACGGTACAGGAAATACAGGTAACAAATGGTTTAGTGAAGAAACAGGAACTGTTACAGACCCTAACCAGTATCAATTAGAATTACCATTAAGATCTAGAGATACAAATTGGTTTGATATCGAAATTGATTGGATAAGTAATTTTGGTATATTAAGGGGCGAAGGTTCTGCAAAAGCAAACGTGATTTCTAAAGATTTATTTGTAAATGATGCAACAGTAACGCTCAATACATATTTTGATGATGGCGTATCACCTGAAATAAGTGGAAACATGACCGTAGCAAACAATATGGGAAGAGTAAGTCGAATACCAGGCAAAATTAATGTAAGTTTTACAAATGCTACATTTGGTTATAACATTTTTGATAGTAATGGTAATATTACATATAAAGCATATAACCCTACAACATCACAGGTAGAAATTTACCATGGTAATACTATGGTAAATGGATTTAGCAACGCAAACAGTGATGTATATTCTTATGGTACAGCAGGTACAACGGTACCTATAGCACACGGAGGCAGTGGAACCAATTATAGAGGCAATGTGCAACTAGTTGAGGCAAATGCATCAGCAAAAACAGGTACTGTACAATATGGAAACTTAGAAGATAATAATTATCTTTATGCAACTGATATTACGGCTGTTACAAGTACAGATAAGATCAGAATTAGATACGAAAATTACAAGCAACGTCTTAAAGAAAACATAGATTGGCATATTGTTGACACATTCAAAGAAGCAGATGGATATACTGATCCTTCAAAAGTTATTGTTGCACCTTTTGATACAGATAACGATCTAGTGCCTGATAAACCATTACAATTTAAGGATTTTGTTGGAGAAGAAGACTTAGTATTTTTAGAAAACTATTTAGACTATGATGGATATACATACGAACGTCCAGTATCTGGTGGAATTTTAGATCTTAGAGAAGAAATAGATGTAGACATTATAGGTTCAGGTACAACTGCTACAATAAGTCCTAAAACTTATACAAACAATATAGCATTTAGTAATCTTAGTTGGTTAGTTGTTGACTCATACAATATAGTAACATCAAAATTAAATAATACTGATGGTTATGCATCAGGCTTAAAAGTATATGTTGCTAATACTGATAAAATATACCTAATGACACCAAGTAGTACTAACTCAGAACATGTAAACGCAGTTGAAACAACAGATTGTGCAGTTTACAATGGAAGAGGCATGACACAAAACAGTTTACTTCCTGAAGTAACACCTATGATATTTAAATGGGAACATGTTGCCAATAAAGACGTAAGAATAGATCCTAGTATTAGTAATGTAGTAGAAATGCTAGTACTAACAAAAAACTATTATGAAGATATTAAAAAATACATTAATGTTCCAGGAACAATTTATCCTCTACCACCAACTTCAAACGAATTAGCAACTGAGTTTGCTGAGTTAGAAGAATTTAAGAGTGCTAGTGATACTATTATATATAGAAGTGGTAAATTTAAAAAGATATTTGGTAGTGATGCAAGTCCTGAATTACAAGCAAAGTTTAGAATTGTAAAATTGAACGAAGGTATAAGTGATAACGAACTAAAGTCTAAAGTAATTACAGCATTCAATCAATACTTTGATGCAACAAACTGGGACTTCGGCGAAACATTTTATTTTACAGAATTATCTAGTTATGTACACTCTCAACTAGCAGGATTGCTAGGTAGTTTAGTTATATTACCAAGAAATTCTACAGGTAAATTTGGAGACTTGTTCTCTGTTAAGGCAGAAGCAGATGAGTTGTTCTTAAATACGGCAACAGTTGCCGATATTGAAGTTATAGATAAAATATCTAGAACAACATTATCAGGTTCTACATCAGGATCTGTATATACAACAAACAATGCATCAGCAAGTACGGGTCCATATGCAATTAACGGGTATTATCCTTTGTATTCAAACGAAACAAATTCAAATAATGCAGGAAATGGTACAAGTCATACTCATGTATTTTACGGAACAACTTTTTACATGCCTAACGGTTTAGTTATGGGCTCAACAATGTTCCATGGTACATATACAGGAAATGCAAGTACAACAACTAATACAACCAGTAGCAGTGGCGGGTCCGGCTCTGGTTCAAGCGGAAGTGGTTATTAATGGCTAAAATTTATAAACAATTACCTGAAGTTTTACAGACTGAGGCTAATAAGAACTTTTTTGAAACAACTGTAGAACAATTATTCAGTGCATCAAATATAGAAGTTATTACTGGATTTTTAGGAAAGCAGGATTCTGCAAACTACAATTCAGATGGTTCTTATATTAGAGAAGCAACAGCAACAAGGCATCATTATAGTTTATCTCCAGCAGTTAATAATTTAAATACAACAACAGGTACAAGTGAAAACTTTATTTTTTATGATGAATTAGTTGACACATTAAGTATTTCAGGCGTAAACACAAAAAACCATAATAGATTATTTGCTACAGAATATCAAAGTTTCTTACCTCCTATTGACATAGATAAATTTGTAAACTATCAGGAATACTATTGGAGTAATAATGATTTACCATCTATTACAATTACAGGTACATTAACAAATCCAATTGACATAGACACAGAAGTATTAGGCAAAAAGGATTTTACCTCACCTAACGGTATTACATTTAAAAATGGTATGGTAGTAACCTTTGGTGGTCAATATGTTATACCAGAAAATAAAACTAATAAAGATTTTTATGTAGAAGGTGTAGGCGAAAGTATTACATTAATTCCTAAAGAACAAAATATTGGTTCACCATATGCCATTGCTATTTTAAATAGTTGGGATAATACTAATTTTACAGAAACAGACAGCAATGTAAAATACACCGCTGGAAATATATCATCAGTTGTTATATCTAATCCTGGTATTGGTTATGTAAATCCAACAGTAAGTTTTACAGGAGCAAATACCACACTTGCAACAGCAACAGCGAATGCTAATTCCATTGGATCTATATCAGATGTTACGGTTACAAATTCAGGTGCAAATTACAGTGGTCAAATAAACTTAGTTTTAGATAGTGATACTGTTTCTACAAATATTAATACAGCAGACACTTATATAGACTTCTTCGATAACGATCTTAAAAGCATTCCTACACCATACAAAGTTTTAGCAATTAATAGCACCACTAATGTAAAAGAAGGACAACTAGCAACCGTAGACGGACAAAGTAGTTTAGTAGAATCAACTACTTCATCTGCAATACAGTCTATAGACAATGTGGTTGCTCGTTATGATACTAATAGAACAGGCGGTATTTATACAGTATCAGGTACAACAAGTGGTACAGGAACAGGACAATCATTTAGAGTTACGGTAATAGGTGAGACAAACCTTTTAAGTATACATAGTGTAGATGACGGTTATTCAACATGGTCATCAAATACAGCAATTAAAACAGCAAGAACAACTCTTATTAAAAATAATGTTGCAAGTACAACATCAGGAAATGGTACTGGAGCAACTTTCAAAGTTGTTTATGATGACTTTAGTGGTAATAGTCCTCATGTAGCAGTATCAGTTGATAGTGGCGGAACAGGTTACAGAAGAAACGACACAATTACTTTAGCCGGTAGTAGTATAGATTCTGTCGGTGGGCCCGATATTACATTTAAAGTATACGAAATACAAAAACCACAAGGTATAACAGCAGTAGCAGGTGCAACACTCAGCAATAGTAATGTAACAGGTACACACATAGTTGACATGACAAACTTAGGTCATATAGGTAATATATCAACAAGTGCAAATGGTGTAGATGCTATTTTTAAAATAGTTGCAGACGGTAATGGCAATGCAGTTGTAACAATTATTGACGGTGGTATAGATTTCGTTGATAGCGAAACAATTACAATTAATGACGGATTATTAGGAAGTAATAATTCAGGTACATTAACATTCAATGTAAGTGACGTAATTACGTTTGGTGATACTAATATAGAACTTTTAAACGGTGGTACTGGCCATGCAGTAAATGATTTAATTACAATTAGCGATAGTGATTTAGGAAACGGTGGTGGAAACGCTCTTAGATTTGATATTGCTAGAATTGGAGATGTAGTAGTATTAGATAATCCTGTAATATTAGATCAAAACTCAGAATCTACAATAACATTTGTAGGTAGAGGTGCAGAATTCCAAATTAGAACAAGCATGTTCCAACTAACATCAAATGTAGATGGAACATTTATTACTGGATTATCCTCAATGGCATTGACTGGCGTAGACCCAGTTACTGGAGAATTTTACCTAGGTGGTTCGCCTGACACAAACGAAGATTTTGGTTGGGATAGAGATGCCGACGGTGATGGTGACGGTGATGCAATATGGGGAGGAAAGACAGCACAAGAAAGTCCAGACTATAATGTATTACAAAGAGGAGCCGCTAACAGAAATATTTGGAGTAGAATTAATTTTTGGCACCATAGACAAAACTTTTTAGATGCAGGTGCCACAGTACCTGATAAAAGATATCAAGCAACAAGACCTATTTTAGAATTTGATAAAGACATAGAATTATATAACTTTGGTTATAAATTTGTAGGAGAAATATCAGTTGTAAGTAGAACTCTTTCTAAAGTAGAAGTAGACGGATTGGTAACGGGCTCATTAATAGATGATGCCCCACTAAGTATTGGTACAACCATTATTTTCCCTAACGATGAACCCATAGTTTCAAAACATGTATATAAAGTGTCTCATGTAAGTGGACTAATAAGTTTATCTAAAGTTGGAGACCCTAATTTAAATCCTGCGGGAGTTGAAGAAGGAGAAACTGGATTTGTTCCTCTTACATTTATACAAGGAGACCAAGTAAATATTAAAGCAGGTCTATTTGGATATGGTAAAGAATACTGGTGGAACAACAATAAATTAGAACTCTGTCAGGTTAAAGAACAACTACATCAAGCACCTTTAATGAAGATGTATGATGATAAAGGTCAAGACTTCACAGACGAAGATATATTTCCAAATACATCATTCAACGGTAATAAAATATTTAACTATAAGATAGGAACAGGTACAAATGATACAGTACTAGGATTTCCATTATCTTTCAAACCTTTTAAAAGTACAAGTGAAATAGATTTTGAAAACTTTTTAGGTACCGAAGTAGTTAATTATGGTAATGTAACAAAAACAGATGTTCCAGGATACTATTATTATAAACTATTAAAACAAACATCTGAGTACCATTCTTATTGGAAAAACTCAGACAATAAGTTTGAACAAGCGATTAAAACATTTTATTATGTAAATTCCTTTGATGTAACAAATGCATTTAACAAATTCTTCATAGGGTGTAATCCAAAAGTTAATACAGATAATGCTTCTGGATACGACATTAATGTATTAGTAAATGGTACACCAAGAACAGATTTTACCTATACATCAAATGGTATTATAGAATTTACAACTTACAACTTTGTTAAAGATGATATCATTGAGATAAAAGCAATTAGTGATAGAAACGGATTGATAAATGAAAGATCAATTAGCAAATATGAGACTCCACTAAGTTGGGCACATAATTCTGATAACGAAGATATAATAAGTATTTCCGAACCAGAGTATTTACAGCATTTTAAAAACTATATGTCTAACCAAGACGGATTTACTGGTAATGCATTAGGAAATAATAATTTTAAAGATACTAGTAAAAATAGTAAACATGCTAAAGATATTGTTAAAGCAGAAGAAGATTTAAGACTTGCATCATTCTTATTAAATGATCAACCTCATAACCTACTAGAAGCATTAAGATTTTCAGAGCAAGAATATATTAGATACAAAGGTAGATTAAGATCAGAACTTACAAAATATTTTACAGACTTTGATACAACAGATTTAAAAACAGATTTCATATTAGAGAAAGTATTAAGAAATGTTGTAACATTTAGTGTTGGCAATAATGTATTCCAACAGTCATATGTAATTCCATTTGGAGATAACTTTACTGAAGAAGTGTTTACAATAAACTCTATTGATGTTTTAAATTATCAAATAGCAAAATATTTAGATCTTAGCAAAATTGAAAATTCTTTATTAGTATATAGGCAACGAGGAACAGCTCAAGTACTTCTAGATGTAGACCATGACTACACTATTACAAATACATCAAACTCCATTACAGTAAACTTATCCAGCACATATGATAATCAACTAGGAGATAAACTTCTAGTAAGATTGTATGACAAAGAAAGAGATAGTGCAGAGTTACCGCCTACGCCTAGTACTATGGGACTGTTCCCTCTGTACGAACCTATGATTATAACAGATAATTCTTTTACTACTACAGTACAATTATTATTAGGACATGACGGAAGTAAGTCGGTGTTATTAGGTGATACAAGAGACGACGTATTACTAGAATTTGAAAGAAGAATTTATAACTCTGCTAAAAAAGAATTCAGAAGTGCAAATAGTTTACCTGGATATAATTATACTGATGTTAAATCAGGTTATTTTAGACCAGACAACTTATCGCAAAATGAATGGTTTGATCTATTAAGGAATAGTTTTGCAGACTGGGTACAAAGTAATAACGTAGATTATATTAAAAATGAAATATATGATTCCAGTGATGAGTTCACATGGAACTATAGAGGAACAACTGATTTACCAGGACATTGGAGAGGATATTTTGAATATCATTATGACACAGTAAGACCTCATACACACCCTTGGGAAATGCTAGGATTCACAGAAAAACCTAATTGGTGGGATACTCTATATATTACATCTACATATACAGATTATAGCAGTAATAATGTTCCTATGTGGGATGATTTAGAAGAGGGTATTATTAGAGACGGAGACAGAGAGAACTTCACATCAGGCTTATATAAATCCATAACAACAAATCCATATAGAAGAATTGGTTTATCAAATATATTACCAGTAAGTTCAACAGGAACCTTAAAGTCTCCTTATGATATACAGACTACCGGAACAACAACACTTAATAAGGCATACACTAATGCTACAGTAGATAATTCTTTAGGATACCTTACAACTAGTTTCTTATTAACAGACGGACTATCAGTAGGGTTTGATAGTAGTAATGTTTATGTAACAGGAAAAAACATTCCTAACTATGCAACTACTAAAATTGATACAACCTTAAGTAATGTAAAACAAGGAAGTGGTAATTATAATATACCTAGAGTAGACTTAGTTGCTGTTCCTAATAGTAATATATCCTTACAGAGCAATGCAATAGGTGTTCTAGTAAATGGTTTACCTTTATATAATATTAAAGATAATGATAGTTGGAACAGTGAAGATGTTTGGCATTATAACAACGAATTTAAAAATAGAAATAGATCAAGTAATACTATTGCAGAAACTGACAGTAACGGTGTAACAAAAACTTATGTACCAACTGTTGATATGTCAAATACATCTGCATGGGGTAATACAACAACACATTCGGGCATTATAGGCTGGGCATTTGACGGTTTGCCTATTTACGGCCCTTACGGATATTCAGATCCTTTAGATGCTACAAGTGATATAACAAATATTAAAAGTTCGTTTGTACTTAAAGAAGGTATAAGAGGGAGTGGTCCAGGTGGAGACCATACTGGTGCATTTGTAGAAGACTACACTTGGAACTCTTCCCTAGCAGGTCAAAACGGTTACGCAGGTAGATGGAATCAACGAGTTGGTGTAACCCCTGATTCAAGTGGTGCACAAATTAAATATTATGTTTGTACCATAGACGACAGTGGTAAACCAATGTTTCCTTACGCAGTAGGCGGTGGAGAAAACAATGATACAACTAATCATAATGCATTAACATATGGTAACAGATATTATGCACAACCACAGAACAAAGAACTTAATACATTAGGAACAGGATATACCAGTTCAACAGCCACATCAGCAATTACTAGTTCTTATAGTGAAACAAAATCTAATACTGTAGCAATTAACGAAGACTGGAGATTTGGCGACGGTGCTCCTGTTGAAAATGCATGGAAATATTCTGAAGCATATCCATTTGCAATTTCACAGGCATTGTTATTAGCCAAACCAGGTATGTTCGCAACGATGTTTGGTGACCCAACAAGACTTGTTGTACCACCTATGAATAAAAAGGTACTAGTAGACAAAACATCTAGAAAGTCTTGGGATTACAAATCAGCAGATAACTTTACTGTTCACGGCACAAAGGATACAAATGGAAACTTCTTAACTAATATTGGTTATACTCAATTTATTAAAAGTTATCTTAACTTCCAAGGACTTGATATTACAACAGATTTTTATGATAAATTAAAATCCTTAAATGTAAAACTTGGACATAGAATGGCAGGATTTATTGATAAAGATACTGCTACGATAAGAACAGACCAATACAGTACAACAGGGACATCTACAAGTTTAATTATACCAGATGAAAACATACAACTGGAGTTGCATAATTCTCCATATAAATCTAGGAATGCTTATAGCGGTGTAATAGTTGAGAAATCTACAAACGGATATAAAGTAAGAGGTTACGATAAAAATAATACATACTTTAATATCTTAGAATCAGACACTTCCGGCCCAAGCCAAAGTATTACAAGAGGCGGAGATCCTGTAAGTTTTGCAAACTGGTCATCCACAGTTGCATATCCTCAAAATAGTATTGTAAAATATTTAGATCAATATTATCAAGCAAAGAATGATATAGATGCAGACACAGGCTTTATAACTGCTGAATGGACTTTACTACCAGCATTGCCAACAACAGGAGGCGCAACTGGTGTCGTTTATACGAACTCTACAGGAATAATTAAACGTATAGATTACGATAAAGAGTTCCTAACAGTACAAAGTGTATTTGATTTCCTAATTAGTTTAGGTAGATACCATGCTTCATTAGGATTTAATTTTGGTGAATATGATAATAGCATAAACGATGTCAGAGATTGGAACTATTCTGCAGAACAATTCCTATTCTGGGAAACAGGCGGATGGGAAATAGGTAATACATTAGATTTATCTCCATTGTCCAACAAAGTTTCCTTTGCTAAAACAAATGAGTTTGTTGCTGAAGTCAAGGTAATAGATCAAAACCAATTTTCATTATTAGATGAAAATGGAGTATCTATTAATCCTAAAAATTGTGGTATTGTAAGGGAAGGAAATAATATAGAAATAACTCCTCCTGCAGGAAAACAAATATACTCTGCTATATTATACACTAAGCAAACAGAACATGCTTTGATTGTCGACAATAAAACAGACTTTGCTGATACAATTTTTAATACATTATATAACCAAAAACAAGATAGACTTTTTATAAAAGCAAAAAGAACATTGGGTTGGGAAGGTAGGTTAAGCAGTGAAGGATTTATTATTAATGGAGAAGAATTACAGCCTAACTTAGACAATATTACATCAACAATGGGCGACTATCATAATCTAGGATTCATACCAGTTGATAAACAAGTATACCAAGCATCAAGAGGACTTTTTGGATTTGATCAGAAATCTTACTTAACAGATTTAGATATTCTAGATGATCAGCAAGTAGAATTCTTTAAGGGTATGATACAAAATAAAGGTACATTAACAGGCATTGGAAAACTTGCTAAAAGTAATTCTATTGTACAAGGTAATGTAACCGTATTTGACGAATGGGCTCTTAAAGTAGGTGAGTTCGGTGATATAGATAACGAACAAAGTATTGAACTTTCACTTACTAAGAAAGACATGGTTCAAGACCCACAACTTTTCAAACTAGAGTTTCCAGAAGATACGACAGGATTTATTAAAGAAATCCTAGTAACAGAAAACAAAAGTTCTTATGACACAGTTCCAGAAATAGAGATATCTGCACCCACAGAATCAGGTGGCAAACAAGCAACAGGAAAAGTAAATTTAATAGACGGTGTTATATCCAGTATAGAAATAACGGAGGGAGGTTCTGGATATAATGAACTTGCAACTGTTCAAACTATTTTAGGTAATGTAAATGTAACGGGTGCGAATATTAAATTTAATTCTGTAACAGTTGCAAGTAGTGACCTTATACCTGCGGCAAATATTACAGGTATTAATAATATTACTATTACAGATCACCTTAGTAGCAATACTGCACATACAATTGATTTATCTGGTGTAACAGAAATGGCGAACATAGCCACAATAATTAATAGTAAGATAGAAACAAATGCCAATATTGTTGCTCAAGCAGTAACATCTTTTAACGCAGACACTTGGACACTATCAAATACAACAGCATCTAATAACATGATTGCTGTAAGTACACCAACTACTTCTCCAACAACGTTAGAAGCAGGAATGCCTATTATATTTTCTGGTACTGGGTTAGGTGGATTAAATTTAAATACCATATATTACGTTAAAGACATAGACGTAATACAACCTGAAGACCTATCAGAATTTTATACAACATTTACTGTGTCATCAACTGTAAATGGTTCAGTAGTAAATCTTTCAAATGCTACAGGCAGTATGGAGGCGGCTGGTAGTAAAACAACAGTACTACAAATTTCAGGACAAGATTTTACATTAGGCGGAAGCGGTTTAGCAA